CGTTTGACCTGCACCATATTGTACTACATCAATTTTAGTTCCTATAGCAAATGCTACAGATGAATTCAATGGTATAGTTAAGTTGTTAGCAGTAGCCACATTCATTTCAATTAGTTTGCCTCTGTCTGCTAAAACTAAAGTATAAGAAGCAGTTTGTCTATTGGCAGTTATTGTTTCTTGTAATACACCTGTTATTAATGTATCTCCACTTAATCTCGTTGTTCCGTTTGCATCTAAAATATATGTGCTTTCTGTTGTAGTACCAATGAGCAATCTACCTGCGGCAGTTAATGTCATTTGAGATACTGAAGTATTATTAACAGAAAATTTAATTTTACCTGTTGCAAACTTATTTATAATGCCTATATCTCCTGAAGAATAGTTTGTAATTCCAAAATCACCTGCCGTAAGCGGTGGAACAGGTGAGCCAAAACTTGTTGACATTTTTTGAAATTGTGCAGTTTTGTTTGTATCTGCAACAAGATTCATAACTGATTGAGAAGATGTGCCTGTTGTAGTATTTAGTACTTGTATACCAACCGCACCTGTTGAACCTCTTTTTACTTCAATGTCATTTGTAGGTGTTGCAGTTCCAATTCCAAGCCTATTATTCGTATCATCCCAAAAGAAGTTTGAATTGTCTTGAGCAAGTACACCACTTGCACCTGCAAATAAAACACTTCCTTGAGTTGCGGATGTAATACTTCCACCAATAGACATACCATTAATCGTACCCCAACTTAAAGCACTTCCATTTGTGGTTAGATATTTACCACTATTTCCTGTCTGTGAAGGAATAGGAGAAGGTGTAGCAATAGTTAAAGTTTTACCTGTAGCAGATAAAGTTGTTAATCCTGAAGATGTTATTGTTAAAGTATCTGAAGGAATTGTTGATGATGCAGAGCCACTTGATGTTTGAACAAAACCAAAACTTACAGGAGTATTTGTTTGGTTTGAAATACCTCCTTGTAATTGTATTACATCATAACCAATAGCACTATTTGCAACAGATGTTTGATTCCAATATAAAACAATCTTTGTGAATTGAGTTCTTAATATTTTAAAATCAGCAATAGGGATAGTAACCAACTGCCAAGTATTTAGCAAGTTTGGATTGAATCCATATAATGAACTTAAATTTATTTTATTTGAAATAATAGTGTTGCTTGAATCTAAAAAATATATTCTTAAATAATCAACAGATGTCATTGTATTACTAATCCTAACCGCTAAACTTAAATTAGTATAATCAGCAACATTGTAATTTGTAGGTGTACTTTTTTCCCATCTTAAAGAAACATATCCTGCAAATGATTTTGTTGTTCTCCAAGAATATGTTCCTTTATAAGGAGTATATCCTGTATATGCACCATCAATAGTATAACTACTTGTTGTACCTTGACCTAAACTCATTGCCCATTCTGTAGTATATAGATAGTTTTCATCATATATACTATTAACAACTACCTGTGAAGGTGTAGTGCTTCCTGCCGTTATTGTTACATTAGTTAATTGTAATTGTGTGGCAACATCAACTTGTGGTTCAACAGGATTTGTTGCAGGTGTTCCCTGAATAACAACTACCTGCCCACTTGTATTTACTGCAAACACATCTATCCTATCATTAGTAGGGTCAGATGCCGATAATGTTTTTGTAGAAGCAGGACTATTATATCTTACACCATTTAAATAATATATACAAGGAGAGATATTAAATACCAATCCTGTACCACTCCAGGTTACAACTCCTCCACTTTCTATCCCATCTTCTTGCGTTCCGAAAATAGTTCCGTATGTAGTTGTTTTTAATTGTCCTGTCGTAGCATCACCTATAGGAATTAAATCACTACTCTGCGGATTAAGATTGGTCGCTAACTGATTAATCTTTTTTGAATACATTATGTAGGTATTTGACAACGATTGTTAATAGATGGCAGGGTAAATGTTACATCCAATCTTACCCCTGCAAGATAATCTGGGTCTTCTTCAACAAAATAAGTCATTGCGATATTATCGCTAACTATCCACTCATTTGAATTATTCCTTAATTCAGCAACAATGTCTTGAGCAACCAAAGTCATATCAGATAAAACCTCCAATCCTTCAGTTTCTTGAAGTTGCCTATCCATAAAATAAAGGCTAAATGTATATTGAATCTGTTTAGCCAACATAGATGCTGACTCCAATCCAAAAAACATCGCAGGATAGGTTACATCACCATTGCTCAAACGATTGTACACCTCGCCAAAATAAACGAAATTAATTTGCGGATGATTTAGTCCGTAGTCGTTTATCTTTTTTTGTATTTGGTTGAGTGTCATTTTTTTTGCTTAAATATACTTTTAACTTTTGTTGATTCTTAATGTTTGCTTCTTTACTCATTAACAACAGGTTGGGTTATTGCCTTGATATTTCTCTTCGTAGCTTTTAAAATCACCACAACATCCTGTATCTCCTAACCAGATTGTAGAATTATAAGCATCTCTCTCTGGTTTAATGGCATCTATTCCACTTCCGTAATTGCTATATAGTGGAAAATCTACGATATTTTGCCTTAAATATTTTATCAATCTTTGTTTGTAGAATTCTGCCCTTGCTCTGTAACGATTGGCAATATCAATCATATCTTGCATAGAAGGATTCTCAAAATTCTCTCCACTTTTACGAAGCAATCCTTTATTATAAAATTGAAAACTCAATCCCTGTGGAAGTTCAGCTAAAGTAAAATTTACTAAAGTATCTACAATGTAATTATTCAGAAGATTAATCTCTAATTGTGTTAAATCGTTTGCGGTTATCCCTGCTTGTAACCTATCATAAAGAGCCGTTCCTAAAGCAGGTAATATGTACATATCCTGCACCGCTTTAATCTCTCCTTTAACGAGTTTCTCATCTACATTTAGATGCAAACCGCTTCTGTCTTTTATCGTATCTACTGATATGAATAGTATATTTAAACTCATCTTATTTGCGTGTTACAATGTTACTTACCCAACGATGTCTGCAAGATTCACTATGTATATTTGTTCCTTTTTTAGTCCACCATCCACCTGCTCTATCCCAAACAGAATAACCAAGCCTTGCACTTAATTGCTCAATTTCTGACCTTGAATAAAATTTATTAGCCTTCAACATTTCAACACAAAATGGTCTTGAACTATCCATCAATGGTGTTGTAGCTTTATTTTCTGAACTTACTGCAAATTGTGGTTTCCATTCGTAAGAATATCTTATAAGTAGTTCCCTTGTTATTGGCTTTATCTTTTCAAGAATATCAGCCAAAGGACTTGTTAGTGTTCTTTCTATCTGAATGTTTGAATCTATGCCCTCGCCAATTTTAACCTCTTTAATGTCCAAAAATCCCTTATCTGTAAGATTTGATATTACCCTCTTAATCACTCCTACTTCTTCGCCCAATGTGTCTGCAATCACTTCTGGTGTGATTCTTTTATCTTTACTAATCAAGTCCAAAACATTGCCCTGTAGTTGAGTAACATCGGCAAAGTTTGCTGATTCAAAAACAGATTTTTGTTTCCAAATCATAAAATTTTCTTTGTCCTCTCCAAACTCATATAAACAACTGAAATCTTCTGCTGAAAATTCTTCAGGTTGTGTTGTGTCTATATTCTCTCCACCTTCTTTTGGTTGTAACGATATCAATGCTCTCAATTCATTTGGAGTAAGTTGATTAAGCACCTTGTTAGCAACGATTGGAGAAAGGCTATTAATCGCATCAATAACATCTTGATTTGTATCAGATGTATTAACTTCAAGTACAGGCAATCCAATCTTTTCTCTCAATTCATCCTTGCTCATTACCTGAAGCAATCCACTCTCTGTCAACTCTAATCCTACAGGTTCGCAAGGTATTATCTTTAAATCTTCTGGATATCCTGCAAATCCTGCCAACATATTAAACACAGATTCTAATTCAATCTGCTTTGCGTTAACGTAAGTATTTTTGAATATCTCGTAGCCATCCCTCATCTCTGTTCTGCTTCCTAATTTACCTGCTTCTGCAATACCGAAAATAGAAGGAGTAGTAATTTGATGACCACTAAAGATGTTTGTTTGTATTAGTGTATCTACCCTTCCAAAATCTTCTTTGGTCAAATCTGACTGCCCTAAATCATCTACAATAGGCTTCCTTGATGCATCATTAACAAAAGCCAACATATACTTAATGCCATCAGCACCTGTATATGTATTTTTAAATTTATTGTGAACCACTCTTTGTTCATCTGGAGAAGGCTCTCCGTTTGGTAGAGTGATTAATTTAGAAGCACTAAATCCTGTTTTAGCATTACCTAAAACGTGTTTAGATACCTCAATATCCGATTCTATATAATTCAACGCACCAAAGTATCCAGGAAGCGAATATGCTCCTGTATTTGGTCTGTATTCCTTTATATAATAAATCTGTTTACCTGTTGGGTTTTTAGGATTAAAAGCAGGATAAACGACATACTTCTCGTTCCTATCTTTCCAATCCTCTTTATACCAATATTGTGTATTGTCTTTATTTGTTCTGAATTTAGAATAATCACAATGCCATATTTCAGCTACCTTGCCTGTAACTGACCAAATAACTTCTAAAAAAGCACCTCCGAAAAGTTCAATGTCAAGTGAAACCTTGCGTGTTAAATCGTTTAAAGTTTCTGTTCTGTTGACATTATCAATAAATTGTTGACTTGCTTCACTACCTGACCAACCATTCCCACTGATATAATGCACCTTGCTTTTTACAATAGCATTATGCTTGGCTGACTTGTTAAATAAATCAATAAGGTATTGAGGATAATCGTTCTTCTCACCATATTGAATATAGCCTTCGCCTTTCTTCTCTTTATATTCTGGTTGCTTCGCTTCTGCGAATTGTATTATTTGAAAACTCATTGTCTTATTTTATAAGTATCTGTTGTCTGATAACTTGTATAAACATTATCCGCTTCATTCAGCATCATTATCCCACTCTCCAACATATTCAATCCACTTGGGTTAGTGTTTGTTGTACTAACCTGCTCATAAACTTGATAGTCATACTGACCAATCAGAGATGATACAAAATAAGTATTAGTAACTAAACTAAACTTATTGTATCTTTCTTTAAATAGGCTAACATCGGCAGCATTCAACAAAACAAATTTAACCTCTACATTTGAACTTCTATTAGTAAAAATAAATAGATAGTTAGGATTGGTTAACAATTCCTTTTCTGTAAGGGTTAAGTACATAAACTGGGTTGCCCCTTTAGTTAGCTGAATCATCAACTATAAATGTCAGCATTAAGGATATTTAACAAAAAAGCCCTACCAATTAAGGTAAGGCTTATTCTGTATATATTATTCAAGGTTAACCTGCGGTAGTCAAAGCAGACGCAACGTTTGAAGCTACACTATGAGCCATTGCAGGTTCTTTACCTGTAAATGTCAAAGTGTAACCACTCCTATCGCCTTCTGCAGCACCTGATTGTCCTGAACCTGCGGTAACATCCATACCTCTTGTCAAACCTAAATACCAGAAGTTACCATTGTTATCTTTTACGACAACATCAAGAAGATTCTTTGCAAGAAGCAAAATCTCATTCCTTGTATTAACTTGAAGTTTATTTAGGATCAATGTCAATTCTTGCTGATAGAAGATAGTTCCGTTCTCAACAGATGAATTGATATTTTCAACAAAAGATGATGTGCCTTTTACAAGTTCATATTTATAGAACCTCTTTCCTGTCGCCTTTGTAAGGGCGGTGATTACACCACTTGCTTCGGTATAACTTGAGATATTAGAAGCCTCAATAAAGTAAACTTCTGTCAATCCACCAAGTGAATCCCTACAATCAAGAGTATAACCTTGTGTTAAAGCACAAGCCATATTTTTAAATTTATAAAGTTATAAAAAGGGGAGTTTTACCTCCCCTATTAATTAGAGTTTAAATTCAACCCACTCATCAGGGAATGCAAAGTTTACACCCATTTTGAATTCAGATACAAAACGAACCTCATCAGCTTCTTTTGCGTAGAAGATTTCAAATCTTTCTTCTTCGTTCAACAAGTCAGTTCCGATGAACATATTGCTCAAACGAGAAGCATAGATTTTGTTTGTACCATTCAAACCTGCAACCGCTACAACTTTAATTGAAGTACCAGGAAGGATGAACTCGCTATCAGCTTTAACATCTATTGAATAAGCAAATGATTGGCTATTCTTTAGAGCAACTGTGTATGTTCTGAAAAGGTCTTGACCGCAGAAGATAGTCATATCATCAGCAGCAACAACTTTAGCAGGGATAGCCAAGTAAACTGCATCAAATACTGCGATAACATTTGCAGAAGTGATTGAAGCTACAGGACCACCAGAGATATAAGTAGAAGAGTTTGCAGCGATAATTGAAGCAGAAGCCTCCAAAGAATGCTTAATGAATCCTTTGAACTTGTTCAAGTTACCATTAGCAGAAGCAGTATCACCTTGCCAGATAGCAGTTTCAAGTTGTGCAGCGATTACTTTAGCTTTCTTCTTTGAGTGAAAGAAGTTGTACCACTTGCATTGAATCCGCAAGTTCCACCTGCTTGAAAGAATGCATCTGTGTCCATAATGTTTATGGTTTCTGAAGATTTAACTCCAACCATAACTCCTCCAGAGGACTTAATTAATTGTGCAGTTTTTGCACCAAGTACGGAGTTAGTAACGAGCAATGCTTCGTTCTCCTTTGTGTAATCTGCGAGAGTGCCTACGCTAAATGCCATTTTATTTAATTTTTATTGTTTAAAATTGCTTGTCTATATCTATTAAGCCTTTCAGCTTTAATATCATTTGTTTTATCAAACTTAAAAGATTTAGGTGCTTCGATTGGGTCAGCAGAAGGAACTTTGCTTATAGCTTCCATCATTTCAACAACCAATCTAAACCCTTCTTTATTTTTGTTTTCAATGTCTTGAATCTTTGCATTCAATTCATCGTTAATAGCTTTTAGTGAATCAATTTGACTTCTCAAATCTCCTTCAATTTCAGCCATCTTATCTTCTTTCTTTTTCAATTCCTCTTCTACTTCTGGTGCTTCCTCAACTACAACATCTTCAGGATTTTTAATCTCAACGATAACACCATTTTCGCCTACTACGATAATGTTACCATCTGCAAGTTTATGCTCACCCATTGGTGCGAAACTACCATCTTCAAGTGTTACCACTCCATCAATAGCAAGTTCAGATATCATTACTTTAGTACCATCTTCCAAAGAGTATTCAGCCATTTCAACTTTAGTTTCTTTGACTTCTTCTTTTGGCTCTTCAACAGGCATATCTTCAAATAATGCTCTGATTTTTAGAATTGCGTCTTTTGCGTTCATAATCTTAAATGTTTATATTAATTAATGTTTATCACTTAACTGATAGGAGAATCTCTTTAATGCTCTCCAATAATTGTGCTTCTTTTGTTTTTGCTTTGGAATATTCAAATACTCCTTCTACTGAAAATCCTTTAACCTTGCCTTCTTTTACCATCTGCCATACTGAATCATCCTCTACTTTAAAGCTACCAAACCAACTTCCATCCGGTGCATCTTCAAAACCTTTCATTGGTAGTATGCCTCTGTCTTTATCTGAAATAAAAGATTCAAACATAGTTACTCCGCTAACCTGTTGCTCTGAATCGTGCATCAAGTTTACATTTGCTTGATATCCTTTTTTGAAGAATTTTTGTGCGATTTTGAAAATAGTATCTTTACTAAAAACAACATAATATTCACCATTAGTGCTATCATTGCGATAAATAGGACTATCAGCCAACATAACGCAGCCACTAATGATTCTTTTATCTTCTGAAATAATTTGGAATTTAGCATTTTCTTTAAAAGCATTCCAATTCTTTTGTATTGCAGGTCTGTCCACAAGTGCAATGAATGAAACTTCTGCATCATCTTGAATATCTTCATTTATCATTAATTCGTAAATAGGTAATTCCATATCTATAAATGTTT